ATCATCAGGCAAATTCAATTGCATTCCTAAATCATTTTCTGCCCAAGCTATGACATCATCTAAAAACAATCCCATTTCTTTAGTCGTTAACTCTGTTGTGGATTTTAGCACTACTTTACTCTTTCCTACAACCTCCTCAATTCTAGTCTCAAGAAATTCTGACTGACAATAAATCTTTATAGCACGTTTAGTATTATTAGTTTCAAACCTGACTTGGTCAACAAGGCTGTGATACAGTCTATTTTGTTGTGTTGTCCTAGTGTGACTATTAGGCTTGATAGATATTACAGCTTCATCACCACTTGTGTTCTTAAAGAATGTTCTAGTCATGCCTTCAATTATATCTGCTTTAGGTTTATCTCTTTTAAGTATTCTAGTTAATGTTTCATTCATAATAAATAATCTCCTTAATGCTATATTCATTTCAATCCTTTCTTCTTTAATATTCTGTCTGTTCTACGTATAGCAAAGTCAAACATCTCCTCAATAAAGTAAGGTTTCCAGTAGGGATGGATTATCCTACCGTCAACGACATCATGACAATATCGGCACAAATAAGCTCCTACATCACGACCTTGATCATCTTTAGTTTTCTTACCCATGCCACCACCACCTTTGTGTGCAAAAACAGTTGTAGCTCCGTTATCATTTAGACAATCATCTAGCTTTAGCGTACAAGCCTGTCCTCTTGCACTACGAGTTATAGCGCTTTCTTTCATTTCTCAACATCAAATTTGCGTTCATACATTACTTCTGTGTTGAGCCAAAGAATAACATCAGCTACACTATAAACTGTTGTGACTGATCCACCTGCGTTCCTGATCTTTTCATGCATATCTTTTTGTGATTGAGTTAAATACCCTTTAGGATGTTTATCATTAGCTGGTCGTTTAACCTCTAATCCCCAATACATACCATCATAAACAACAGTAATGTCAGGTACACCTGCTTTAAGTCCTGTTTTTTTTAGTCTTGCGCCCTCAATTGCACCACCTTTTCTTGATCCACCATTAGGTACTGCCCAATAACAAACCTTACGCATGTCTAAATATTTGCATATAGCATTTTGGATCACATCTTCTGTATAGTTCATTTGGCTTTGTACATATCTATGATTAAGTTATATTTCATTTGATCACACAACATAATTATTTGCTCACACAGTTTGTTCTGAATTTCTGTGTCCTCTATGCCTTCAATCGTTGCCAAGACATCTCTAATTGTTTTTATTAATTTTTTTCTTTCGCTATGATCAAGTTTTTTTGGCATTTTTAATTCGTTTTCTAGGTTTAGTTGGCTCTAAATAATTAGCTAACCCATAAATCATCCAATGTGTAATAGATTTATCTGATGCAATTCTTGATGTAAAGCCACTTAGTGACAATCCTAACATCTTAGCTGCTTCTTTCTGTGTAATCTGAAGTCTTTCAAGTTCTCGTGGTATGGATTCGTAATAAATAATCTTAGACATAATAAAAAAAAGTAATAGAATAATATAATTATATCAATATTAGTACATAGTTCTGAATTGGTTTCAATTAATATTTCGCTTTCAGCGAGTGACTTCGGAAAAGCTAGGGAATAAATTCCCTCTTAAAGATCAAGAGCTTTTAACTTATCGGGTAATGCTGTGGAGCTGAGAGTTTCGTGCAAGTAATCCCCAACCTAGACGTTAATCTAAGTTAGAGATTCTCATCGGTATAAAGCGCATCGCAGTATCATCCGTGCTTGTTTCAATCATAGTCAAACAAGTCAGAGTTCATTGCTACGGTATGATCCGTACTCAGCCTTCTGTAACTCTGCGCTAGATTTTCTTTATCGGTTCAAGGTGGTTACCAGTATAAACCTTCTTAATCTAACATCAATCCACAGCCTCCTGGAACGCATAACTGAATCTCTTTTTTTAAGGTGTGAGTGAAGTATTTAACTCGACATATCACCTTTCGCATCCTGATATTTGCCTTCGAGTCTGAAAATGGTATAATCTTTCATAGAACGGTGGGGCAAACACCAGTTTAGAAAATCCTTAGAGCTTCAACCACTCTAGGGATTTTTGCTTTCTGATCTACTCAAAAAACTCTAAACCAAGACTTAAAATGATACACAGGTTTTGTAATCTTTTTTCTTATTTTTGCAAAAAAACTATCCCTGACTACCGTTAGGGATTTTAAATTAGCTTTACAACCCCTACTCCTATAGGCTTAATTATTTTATGTCAAATGTCTGTACGTATACCAATATTAGTATATAATATCTGTGTCGAGGATAACAAATCGGCACTTTTAAACTACAATTGGAGATACAAATGGAAACTAAATACAACATAGAAACTATTAACCCACAATCTATTGGTGACATAAGACAGATCATCAAAGATTCTTTAAACGTGATACTAGAAGACAATGGATTAGTCCTTGATTTTGGTAATGCGACCTACGATGAAGACTCTGTAAAGTTTACTAACTTTAAAGTTAGATTAGCTAATGCAGATACTGAACCTATGAAGATGCTTAAACAAGAAAACAAGTATCGTACTATGCATGGTGAACAAACTTTTGATTTAGAAGTAGAAGGCACTATGAATGGTAGACAGTACACATTAGTTGGTTTCAATAATAGGGCTAGAAAAATGCCATTCATTGTTAGACGTGTTGTCGGTGGCGGTGAATATAAAATTGCAGAACATACAGCACTTAGAATGTTTGGTCAAAAATCTGTGGAGGCTAAATAATGAAAGCAGTCAACACACACTTTATGCGTAAAAACGGTAGACAACAACATCGTATGGCTATGGTTTATAAGCAAGGTCGCAAATGGACTCATGTAGTTTTTGTAGAGTATCCAGTTCAAATCGAAAAAGTATTGAACAAAGATGCCGAGAGCTTTCATGTTTACCCAAACTCTGTCACTAGAAATTTACATAGTAAGCTAAAACATATGGCTAAACTTTGGTATGGCAGAAAATCCAATGCTCCTAAGAATGTGCAGTCAGCACTATGGGGAGCGTAATTATGACTAAGTCTAATTTACCGTGGAAGATTGATTACATTTATGGGTATAGCTATGGCAAAGCTGTACCCCAATATCTTACTGACAACGAAATGTTTGACACTCTATACACAGAAGATGAGCAAGATGAAGTCTTTAGTCTTAAAGTGGGTGAGCAAACAACAATCGTTGGAGTTGGTGAGAAAATTAAAATTACACGCATGAAGGTGCAGTCAGCACTATGGGGGGCATAATGGGTACTAATTCTATCAAAGAAAAAGATATGTTGCACGGTGGTAAACCCAGTTCATATGGTCGCAAGGCTCGTAGAGTCATGAAACGTGAATTAACTAAAGTTGCAGACAAAGGCGAAGTTATCACAGACAAGATGGTTGATACTGCTTTGCGTTTATTTCATAATAAGGAGGATGTAAATGGAAACTAAAGAATCTATTAAAAGAGATGAAGCCTTCTCAACACAATGGGAAGCTAACAAAGATGATGCTCGTGACGAATGCATGACTGAAATTGATAATATTTTGATGGAGGTTGAGCATATGGTTGACGATAACGACAATTCAGTTGACCTTGTAAATGTTATGTCATTATCACAAGCAATCAATAAAGCTAAGAATCTTCGATATTTTGATTTTTCTGCTGTTGTCTATGGAAAGTATAACGATTATGAAGAAACGTACTCATATGACTTTACAGAGGACATTGGTGATGCTTTACAAGATCGTTTAGGTTTTGACATTTACACAATAATAACTGGAGGTAAATAATGAGCGTATCAGATTACTATTACGATGAAATTAACTCTGAAGAAAACTTACAAGAGTTAGATAATCAAGAACCCCCATCATATGATGAGTATAAAGAGAAACGTGCTGGGTTTGATGCATTTACAAATAAGGAGAGCAATATGCATGGCAAATGGACTAAAGAAAACTTTAATGAATTTCATAGAAATAACCCTGAGATTTATAACTTGTTTGTTAAGTTCACAAATATGGTTACACCGAGAAAGAAATACTATTCTGCAAAAGCTATATTTCACAGGATCAGATGGGAAACTATGATTTCAGGTGAAAGTGATTATAAAATTGATGATGGGTGGATTTCACATTACGCTAGAAAGTTTATGGATGACTTTCCACAACATTCAGGTTTTTTTCAAACAAGAGATAGACAAAACTCTTACCACACAAATTAAGGAGATATTATGGAACAGCAATTAGACAAATACGGTTTACCATTACTTGAGTCAATACCTCTAGGTAAGTCTGAATATGTAATGGTTAAGACTAGGCTTCAATACTTTCGTAAGCATTACGAGAACGCTAGTATTGATACAGATCATGTGTTTTTTGATGGTGAGTCGATTATGTGCAAGACTACAATCCATGTTG